CACATTCACATCAACAGCACCAACAGTTGGTCTGCTATATCCAAAACTCGCAGATGCGATCCAACAGATTCAGACAAACTCATTCACAAACCCAACACACTTCATCATGCACCCACGCCGCCTAGCATTCTTGCTTGCAGCAGTTGACAGCACAAACCGCCCATTGGTAGTGCCAGCCGCTAACGGCCCAATGAATGCAGCAGGTGTTGGAACAGGTGGTTCTGCATATGGAAACTCTGGCTATCAGATGATGGGTCTCCCAATCATTACTGATGCAAATGTTGGAACTACATACGGAACAACAACAAACCAGGATGAAATCTATGTTGTCAACGCAGGTGAATCTCACCTTTGGGAACAACCAGGATCACCATTCACACTTCGTTATGATGCAACAGGTGCAGGCAGCCTGACAATCAAGACTGTTGTATATGGCTACGCAGCCTATACCGCAGAGCGCTACCCTCTAGCAGCCTCAATCATCTCAGGAACCGGATTGTCGGCACCTAGCTTCTAAAGATAGAAGCATCAACCTTCTAATCTGAAGGTTCTTTAATAGTGTGAAGAGTGGGTAGGACTCCCCCGACTTACCCACTCTTCACCTCTAAGATTCGGGGGAATCAATGAAAACAGGTCACACAGTTGCAATCGGGTCTTGCGACCCAGGAATGGTCAACGGCGCTTTTGCGTACAGACTGATTCAACTTGCAGGAGCTAGAAATTCAAAACTCGGCCCATTCATAAGAATCAAGGGTTCAGGTCTTTTATCTAAGCAACGCAATCGTCTTGTCAAACAATTTTTAGAAATGACAGATTCAGATTGGTTGTTGATGTTGGACAGCGATGAGCAACTTTCAGTTGAGGCATTTGATGCTTTATGCAATACAGCGCATGACAAAGAACGCCCTGTTGTTGCAGGATTAGTCTTTGCAGGTTTCGGTGTTCCTGGCAAAACTTATCCAAAACCTGTTCCTGCAATTTTTCAGGATTCACCACAAGGATTCTTGCCCTTGTATAAATATGACAAGAACTCAATTTTTGAAATAGATGCAGCAGGTACAGGCTGCTTAATGATTCACAGAAGCGTGTTGGAAAAGATGCGCGAGGTTGCAGACCCAAATCAAGGCACAGATTGGTGTTGGTTTTGGGATGGGCCTGTCAACGGAGAATGGATTGGTGAGGATTTACTTTTCTCACGAAGAATCAAATCACTTGGCTATCCAATCCATGTGAACACTTCAGTAATACTTCCGCACCAAAAGTCATTTTGGTTAGATGAAAGTCATCACGAAGCATGGAAAGATTAAAGAAACTTCTTCGCAGAAAGCCGAAAGAAACGGCAACTGCGGAGCCACAATTAGAACGAGCGATCCTGCCTAAAGCAGAAAAGAGGATAAAGCGTGGCAATCTATAACGGGTATTCCACACTTGCCGAGTTGAAGGCAGCATTGACAATCAGCGATGCAACAGATGATGCAGCTCTTGAAGCAGCCATCAATGCAACAAGTCGAATGATTGATGACTACACAGGGCGATTTTTTTATCAAGACGGAACACAACAGGCACCTGTTGCTCGTTACTTTACCGCCCTTGATCCGTGGACAATGAATGTTGATGACATCACCACAATCACACAGATTGCAACTGATGACAACTTCAATCAGACTTGGGATACTGTGTGGTCAACAAGTGATTACATGGTTGAACCGATCAACAACCCACGCCGAGGATGGCCATTCACACGAATTCTTGCAATTGGTCGTTATGTATGGCCTTACTACTTGCCACAGGCTTGCAAAATCACAGGCATTTGGGGTTGGAGCGCGGTGCCTTACGAGGTGCAATCAGCTTGCTTGATTCAATCTTCAAGAATCTTTGTTCGCAGACAATCACCATTTGGAATCGCAGGAACCCCTGAACTTGGAACTGTCAGACTTACTTCACGCCTTGATCCTGATGTTGAAGCGTTGCTTCGACCTTTCCGCAAGAACAATGGGTTGGCTAAATAATGAACCCAAGTCAAGTTCGAGATGGTCTCAAAACACGACTACAAACAATTACAGGCTTACGAGCCTATGATTTGATTCCTGACACAGTAGTTCCGCCTTGTGCGGTAGTAGGACAATTAGATTTCACATTTGACATCAACAATGCTCGCGGTCTTGACCAAGCGCAGGTTGATGTCCTTGTGATTGTGCAACGCTTTTCAGAGCGTGCTGGACAGGACAAACTTGATTCATACCTTGCAGGTTCAGGATCAACTTCCATAAAAGCAGCAATTGAAGGTGATCGCACTCTTGGGGGAACAGTCAACACTTTGCGAGTTACAGGTGCAGAAGCAGGTACTTATGATTCACAAGGAGTCACATTTCTTTCCTATCGTTACAGAATTACGATGTGGGGATAAGGAGAATCAATGGCATACATCGTCACTTCAGATCGAGAAGTCTGCGGAAAGACCGCAGGCGATATACTTACAGTAAAAGAATTGCAAGATGCAGGAGTCAGCGCAGAAAATCTGATTGCTGGAAACCACATTAAAGCAAGCAACACAACACAAGAAACCCCATCCATCAAAACCGAAATAAAAGAAGGAGCGACTAACTAATGCCGCGCATAGTTCTTACCAACTCATTCGTCTCCGTCGGTGGAGTTGATCTGAGCAGTATGGTCACATCCGTAACACTCAATTCAACATACGACGTAGTTGAAACAACAGGATTCTCATCATCACCCGTAAAGACACGTATTTCTGGTCTTGTAGATAATTCAATCACACTAGAATTCGCACAGGATTACGCAACATCTCAAGTTGAACAAACAATCTATCCACTTCTTGGACAAGCATCAGCAGTAATCGTCAAGCCAAATGGCTCAACTACAGGTGCATTCAATCCAAGTTACACTTGTTCTGCTATCATTTCAGAATGGACTCCAATCAATGGAGCTGTTGGTGAATTGGCAACTGCATCTGTTACTTGGCCAATCAGCGGAGCAATCACTAAGGCGGTCGTATAATGCCAAGACTCGTACTCACAAACGCATCTGTTGTTGTTGCAAGCACAGATTTATCTCAATACATCACTAGCATCAGTCTCAATACAACATATGACATCGTTGAGACAACTGCATTCGGAAACACAGCAAAGACACGCATTGCTGGATTAGCAGATAATTCTGTGACATTTGAATTCAATCAGGATTATGCAACATCTGCACTAGAGCAGACAATCTATCCGTTACTTGGAACAGCAGCGACAGTCGTTGCAAAACCAGTTGCAGGAACAACAACAACAATCAATCCGCAATACACATTCTCAGCTCTAATTTCAGAATGGACACCTCTTAATGGCTCCGTTGGCGAATTAGCAACTGCAAGTGTGACTTGGCCGATCTCCGGCGCAATTACCAAAGCAACATCCTAAAGAAAACAGGGGGAAACAAAGATGGATGGACTCAGTATCAAAGTTAAGACGATTGATGGCGTGGATAAAACGTTCTCATTACGCCCACGCATCATCGTTGATTTTGAACAGAAATATGGAAAAGGTCTAGCAAAACTCATCGGTGAAGAACAGAAACTAGAACATATCTATTACCTGGGTTGGCTTGCACTTAAATCAAACGGACACATTGTAAAACCATTTGGGCCTGAATTCTTGGATACACTTGAATCGGTATCTTTGGACTCAAACCCAAATTTCGAATCCACAGAGACAGTCTGACTTATTCCTTAGCAGCAGTTTCTGTGGAGACAGGCATATCTCCAATTGATTTGCTTGATGCTCCTGATGGCATACTTGAAGCAATAGTCATATACATGAAAGAACGAGCAAAGGCGCGAAGCAAGTAATGGCGGAAATCAATTACAAAATTGTGATGCAAGGTTTAACCGAAAACATCATCGCTCTTGAACGCTTCGCGCCTGACCTCAAAAGAGAATTGAACAAAGAAATTCGTGGCATTCTTGCACCGATTGTTCTTGAGGCAAAAGGCTATCTTCCAAGCAATAATCAAATCCATCCTTCAGGGTGGCAAAAAGGCGGATTCAAAAGATTTAATGAAATCGGCCCATTAGCACAAGATCAAACTCGTGGATTCATTGCCTATGATGCCGAACGAGCTAAGGCAGGAATCAAACAAACCGCCGCCACTTCTAAAAAGAATGGCACAGGGTTTCGCAATACTTATGGAGTCATTCAGCGTGACCCAGGTGGTGCAATCTTTGAAACGGCAGGTCGAGGAAGTGCGGCATCACGCTCACGAAGCAAGACAAGCCGTTCACGCAACCCACGTGCTTCCCAACAATTTATTGGTGTGATTCAAAGAGAACATGGTGCTTTGCCAACTGCTCGTCATGATGGTAAAGATAAAGGTCGCGCACTTATTCGTGCAGTTGATAACAACAGATATAAAGCATTGAACTCAATCCGAGAAGCAGTTGACAAAGCCTCTGAAAAAGCACAGAAGCGCGTTGATGCCGTAGTCAGTCAAAGAGAGGTGTAAATCGTGTCAATCATTGAGCGCATAATCACCGTCTATAATGACAAAGGTTCAAAACAAGCGGTCAAAGACCTCAAGAAACTTGAGAAAAATTTTGTTAATGCAGGAAAGAAGATCAGCACAGCCTTTGGTGTTGCCGCTGCTGCCTCTGCTGTTTTTGTAGCAAAGATTGGCAAGGATGCAGTAATGGCTGCATCTGATGTTTCTCAACAATTTGGCGCTTTGGATGCAGTTTTTAGTAAAAACTCAGATCAATTAAAAGATTTTTCAAAGTCAATGGTTGATTATGGACTATCAACTGCAGAGGCTGCTCGTTATGCAGCATTGCTTGGAACTCAACTTAAGGGATTAGGTCTTGAGGAACAAGATGCGATTGAACGCACAAAGCAACTTCAAATTTTGGCTGCAGATTTAGCAGCAACATACGGTGGAACGACTGCTGATGCGGTCGCAGCGCTCAGTTCAACATTTAAGGGTGAATATAACCCAATTGAGCGTTACGGTGTTGCCATTAGAAAGTCTGACATTACTGCTCGCGTTGCGGCAAAGGGTTTGGGTAAATTAGAAGGCGAATTGCTTAAATCTGCAGAGGCACAAGCAGCTTTTGAGTTAATTATTACGAAAACAAATGCTGCTCAGGGTCAGTCACGCCGCGAATACAACACACTGGCAGCGCAATTGCAGCGCGTTAATGCCTCTTATGAAAACATTTTGGCAACTTTGGGTATGGCATTGCTACCAGTTATTGAAGAATTTGCAGATTATGTGGCAACAACTGTTTTGCCAGTGGTTCAATCTTGGGTTGACTTAAACAAAGATAAATTAGCAAGTGCATTAAAAACTGCTGCAGAAAATGCAATTGCTTTAGGCAAGGCAGTTTTTGGTTTTGTAAATTTCATTTCACAAAATCTGACAACCATAAAAATCTTTGCAACACTGATTGCTGGTATTTTTGTTGCTTCAAAGGTTTATGCCTTTGCAACTGCCATTGCTTTATTGATTCCAACGCTTACTGCATTTACCGCAGCAGCAGGTTCAGCAGGTATTGCTACTGCACTATTAACTGGTGGATTTTCAGCAGGCGCTGCTGCTGCAGCTCTTGGAGCATTTGCAGTTACCGCTGGTGCCATTGGTGTTTCTTTAGCCGCCTCTGCTAAAAATGCAGACAAAGCAACAAAATCTTACAAAGGTGTTCAAGATATATCTTCCAAACTTGGGGCTACAACTTCAGGTTTAACCAAAGTTCTAAAAACCAACAAAATTGTTATAGACAACAATACTGGTTCGGTAACAAAACTTACCGCTCAAGAAAAGAAATTGGCAGAGGCGCGTGCTGCAATTAAAAAAGCAGGTCTTGACGTTTTTGGCATCAAAAATGTTTCAGAAACAGACCCAATTCAACTTGAAGCAGCACGATTGAACCTTATTAAGCAAGGCAATCTTGAAGAGCAACGCCGACTTGCAGCAATCATTGAAAACATGAATGCTCAAATGAGGGCAAATGAAGCAGTTCAGCGATATGTTGATTTGCTTGGAGTTGTTGCAGATCAAAAAATTTCAGATCAAGAAGTTGTCCTTCTATCCCTTAAATGGGGAATCAGCCAAGAAGCAGTTGTTGCTTACACAACCGCCATTTTTGCAGTCAATGATGCAAAACTTTCAACACAAGAAATTGAACTGCTTGCAAAACAATGGGGAGTTACTAAGCAACAAGCAGAGATGTATCTTGATTTCTTCAAGGCGATTAACGATGGCAAACTAGATCAAACCGAAGTTAATGCTTTGATGGACAAGTGGAAACTGACTAGCAAAGAAGTTTCAGATTATGCTAAGAAGATTTCTGAAGGTGTAACTCCATCTGATTTGTGGCCGACACCTGGCAATCAGGCAGAAAAGTCTTGGAAAGATGCTCTTGCAGCCCTCAATGCCTATATTGAAGCTGTTGGAGTAAAACTTGCGCCAACGGCACCAACGGCACCAACAGCACCAACTGCCCCAGGTGCAGGTGGAAGTATAATTTCACCAATAACTGATTCAATCAACAAAGCTGTCGAAGATTTAGGCGGAGTCATTTCTGTCATTGGCGAAAATGGTAAAGAGTTTATCAAACTTGTTGACAATGCTGCGCCTGTATTTCAAACCTTAGAAGATAGCGTTGCAAGAAATGCGTTTATTTCTCAAGGAATTACAACCCAACCATTCAATGCAGGTTCGTTCAGAATGGCAGAAGGTGGAACTTTATTCTCATCGAGTTCTATAGGATCACGCGATAAAGATATTGTTGTGAATTTAACAGTTCAGGGAAGCGTGACAACTGAACAAGACTTGATCACAACTGTTCGCAATGGGTTACTTCAGGGGCAAAATAGTGGTCAGACAATCTTCAAAGATGCGACGACACTCTGATGGCAGGAATTCCACAGCTCGGAGTCACAATTGACTTCACAAATGGGCCAGCATTTATTTCAACAGCCTTCACTTTAGACGACTTGACCAAAGGCGTACTAGGAACAGGGCAACTCGCAGATGCCGAGGATTCTATTGATGTTTCATCAATTGTATTACGAGCCTCAATTCGTAGAGGACGAAATCGAATTCTGAGCAAATTTGAAGCAGGAACAGCCACCGTTGAATTGCTTGATGAAACAGGCGACTTCAACCCAGCCAACACATCGGGGCCTTATTACGGAAAGCTGATTCCACTTCGAAAAATCCGAATTTTTGCCGACTATGAGGGCGTGCGTTACTATCTCTATTCAGGATTTATCACCAGTTATGACACGACATTTGCTCTCGGCATAAATGAAGCATCACGAGTCATTCTCAATTGCGTTGATGGCTTCCGACTTCTCAATAACATTTCAATTACTAGCGTGCCAGGAACAAGTGCAGGTCAACTTAGTGGCGCACGCATAGAAAACTTGCTTGATCTTGTGGATTGGCCAGCATCTCAACGAGACATCAATGCAGGAGATAGCACCCTTCAAGCAGACCCAGGAACATCCAGAAACCTGCTTGATGCAATTCAAACTGTAGAAAACAGCGAATTTGGTGGGTTCTTTATAGATGCAGAAGGAAATGCAACCTTTTACTCAAGAACCACAGTTAGCCTATTTGCAGACACAACACCGACAAATTTCAGCGATGATGGAACTCAAATCGAATATCAGCAGATTGATTTAGCTTTTGACGATACCTTGATTGTGAACAATGTCTCGGTCACTAGACTCAATGGAACTAGCCAAATCGTCTCAGATCAGACATCGATTGACAACTACTTTATCCACTCAGGCAAACGAGATGGAATCCTAGTTCAGACAGATGCCGAATCAC